TAGGCTTGTTTAACTTCATCAGGTGCATCAGACAATGCAATAGCCTTAGATGCCGCAGAAGATATTCTGAATACATCGTCGCGTAGAAACTCTACGGGATCATCGTCACTTCTAGATGTAGCAGGATCAAGCGCATTCATAAAGCTACGATTATTAGATAAGTAATCCATAACAATCTCAAAGTTTTGTATGGTTGCTGGATCATTTCTAAAATCTGTAACTGTGTATTCAGGCCTTTCCCCCTTTAATCGGGCCTTGCCTAAATCTAAATAGTACTGAGAATAATCTTTTTGGTCTTCTTTAGGCTTTCCAAGAGAACCTGAAAGGTATTCATCAATTGTTGGAGTCTTGTACATTTAAGATTCCTTATCGTGTCGTAGCAAAAGCATCACCTAATGGACTTTGAGAAGCTATTATCTGTTGTTTTCTCGTTTGTCTTACATTGTCCTGTATTTGTGCTTGTACATCTCTGTTAGCTTTTACGTATTCAGGGAATGTCATATCTTCAGGAATTTCCTTAGCTAGTTTTTTATTTTCAAATTGCAGTCTAACCGTTGCCTGCGCTCTTGCAAGTTCCATAGCTTCTAAAATTGGCATCTTTCCGATTTCAAAATCAGAAAAATCAGTTCCAAAAAATCTGCTACTTACATCTCCTACAAAATCAATTGCTTCTTCTACACGGGCAGGGCTTGCAGATCCCGGCAAGTCTTGTGTAACATACTCTGTCACACGCCTGTTTATTTGAACCCTAAATTCATCTGGTATGTCATCCACACCCCCATATTCTTCAACTGCCGCCATAAAGGTCAAGATAGGATTATCTGTGATACGCCCCTCTGCCTCGTTACCTTTTGAAAGTCTAAGACTGTTGTCATGCTGTTTTGCATCAATAGCAATAGCCCTAGCAGTTATTGATTTAAGACGAGCTTCAGGAATAACAGACATATCATAGCTATTAATAATTCCCTGCTCATAAAAACTTAATGTGTTTCCAAGAGTCTTGGTAAAAGCTTTATCAATAGAAGAATTACCTGTTTTTCTACTGTCTATCATTTCATTCAAAGATTCTCTTGTATCTTTATCAACCACACTAATAACTTCTTGGATGTGTGTAGCCGCCATGTCTGAACCCATCCTACGGCCCTTATTACCCATTGCTGTTTCTGGAGAACCAATTCTCATTGATTCGTCTAAGTCTGTAAAGCCTGCAAAAGTACCATTTGGTGCTGTAAAAACAAGACGATCTATAGGGCCTAAACCATCGCCTAGATCTAGTCTTGTAACTTCACTCTTTAATGAGGCCTTCTTTAACTCTGCTTTATTTTTAGGATCGCTTTCCCATTTTGCAACTCTATCGGCTACTAGTGAATTGCCTGTTTGAGTATAGTATTTATCAAAATTCTCTTGAAATTCTTTAGAAGTTCTATAGATTTCTGATGATGTAACACTACGGTACACGGCGGCATCTGTGTTACGATCATCTTCATCTAAGAAATAGGATGTAAGCTTTCTTATGCCTCGACCCATTACACCCAGATCAACACCAGAAGCTTCTCGTAAAGCCTTGGCATAAGCTAAACGATCCCCGCCTGTGGTTGTCAGAACGCTCTGTGCATAGCCTAGCTGGTCATCAAAAGCTTTTATATAATCATTTAAACTTTCAGAGGCCATTTGATCCGCTAGTTTAGCCACTGCCGCCTGATCGTAATATTTCCCATCTTTACCAAGGTTGGCACCTAATTGTGCGGTGTAAAGATTTACGAGTTCATTTTTAAAATATCCTTGTTTACCGCCTGCAAAGCTTGACGCGGCCTTACCACGCTCTGCAATACTTTGCGCTCTCTCAACAGCAGAACGTACAATAGCTCTTTCACCAAGAACACTCTCTTGATTTGCAAACTTATTATACTTTTCTACTTGTCGGCCCTGCAAAACATTACCAATTACTTGGCCTGCAAGATTAAAAAGCATACCTCTGGTATCATCTCTTTCTCGCCGTCTGCGGTTTTGACGGGTTTGTTCTAAAAGAGACTGTGCGTTTTGTAAAGGGTTTTGAGTTAAATCAACCATTGCTATTCACCTTGATTATCTAAGAGACTACCGTCTTGTGGACCCATGTTCTTTGACAACAAACTATCTACTGTCTCTTGAGGTATTGCTTCAATCTTTGCTTGCATCTGTTTGTCAAGACTTGGCATAGCCTTTTTGGTTTGTTCCATATCGGTTTGTACTTGACGGCCTTTTACTTCTGCAAAGGATGAGCCAAGAGACTCTTCTTCGTCTAAATCATCTTCTAGATCATCTCTAAAAAATTTAGGGTCTATGTCAGCCCTTTCGCACAACGCCAAGAAAATATATGTTGTTGGCTCAATCAAAAGATTCATTAACTGATACGTCCACTTACCTTCGTAAAAGCCACCAAACAAAACAGTTTGAACAACTTCCATTAGCGGAAAGCCGTCAGCCATTAACTTAATAAACCTAGAATAGTTTTCTTCTTCAATAGCATTTTCAAAAATATAGTTCAAAGCCTTATGAAGATTTGTAAACTCTGGAGGTCTATCGTGGGGCATAGGATTATCTGGGTCCATAGTCAGACTCATTCCCGGTATCGGAAACCTACGCTCTAAGTTAATGTTTAAAATATCTTCGTTCATGCCGCTAATTCCTCATAAGCTTGAGCAAGACTAGCCTGTAAGCTAGGCGCACCATAATAGCCTTGTGCATATATATTGCTATAGTTTGAGTTTAAAATGTCTTGCTGTATTTGATAAAAGTCTGACGGCCCAGTACCCGCCAGCATACCAGCAGTAGACAGGCCGGGAGAAGTTTGAATAGGTGAGGGCGTAAGATAGGTCATGTCCACAAACTCAAAAGGATTTTTTATTTGTTGCATAAACTCTTGTTGGTCTTTACTAGCCTGAAAACTATCATATGCTTTTGCCGCCCCAGCCAAACTTAATTCATAGCCTTGTTTTCCTAAAGCAGTTTTAGCTTTTGTACCTAGAGATTCTGACACTGTTCTAGAGGCAGGATCACCCGCACCTATAAAATCATCAAACTCTGTCGGAGGAAGGTTAGGCTGTCGCGCTATATTTTCAAGAGATCTGTCTAGACTAACACCGCCTTTTTTGGTTATTGGATCAAATGTACTTGTTGACTTATCTAATAAAGAAGGAGCTTGATAAGTTCCTTGCGTTGCGCCAGCCGTAAAAGCACCCTCTGGTAAATTACGAATTTGTTCTGGTAGCATTACTGTTTGTGAACCAAGTTGATATGTAGTTCCTTCTGTACCTAGTCCTAAACTATCTGCAACATCAAGACCTACACCCTGATTACCGAGAGTTCCTGTTGCTCTGTCTGGGCCTATTGACAGTTTGCCTGTTTCTGCATCGTAACTAATCTTAGAGGTGTCAAAGTCTCCTGTTATACTTTCTTGTAAGTTTGCCTGAATACCAAACTTATTCATACTAGAATCAAACGTAGATTTAGAAAACAACTGCCCCAAGTCTTCGCCTACGGTACTCCAAGCCTTTTGCGTAGAGTCCCAAGCACTTTGAAAATTCATATTTGTAATATCAAGTTTACCAGCGGTAAGGTCTTTTAAAAATCCACCAAAAGCTTCGCCACCCGGAAGACTATTAATTGTAGCGCCCACTACGTTACCAATTGTTTTAGTAACGGCAGAAGTTACTGATTTAAAAACCGATCCAACACGAGTACCTACTTTGACTGCGGCGTTTAAAAAGTGTCCAGCGCCTTTAACAACAGCACCTAATGCACCACTTAATTGTGTTCCCATCATTCCGGTAGCTAGTCCTCCTAATGCCGGTAGCGCATAGGGCATAATAAGAGCTAAACCTATTTGGCCTACAATGCCAATCTTGCCCATAAACTTACCGACCTTTTTAAAGACACTCTTTACTGCCTTTCCGATTTTCTTAAAGACCTTTTTAATACCTTTAAAAATTTTACTAAAGAATCCCATATGTTAGTCTCCCCCACCGCCTGAAAATATTCCTTGAGCAAGTTGTAATAAATTTGCAACTGATGTACTTGATTCGTTACTGGCGGCTGTTTCATTACCAATTGCCGCAATGTAAAGTTGTGTGTTTAATGCTTTGTCATTTTCAAAAGACTGTCGCAGATATGCGGCCTCGTCCCTTGCCGCTAAAAGTTCTGCCTCATAACTCATTGCAGTTACCTGAAACTGTTGTTGAACATTAAGTTTATTCATTTCATTTTCTGCCGCAGTGTTCATCATATTAACTCTACGTTCATATTCAACTGCGGCTTGTTCTGCAACAAAAGCATTTTGAGCATTAAACTGTTCGCGATTAGCGGCTATCTGAGCATTAGCAATACTTGCCGCAGATTCTGCACGAATGTTTGCAGATGAAATAGTGGCATCTGCGCCAATCTGCGTAGCCTCTAACTGGCCTGCAATTTGCAGTTGTGTTGTAGTCAGTCTATTGGCTTCACCCGCATTAAACTGAGACATGGCGTTTTGTTGTTGTACATTTGATTGTTCTATTTGAGCCGCCAAGCTTGCATTAAACTGATTCATTTGATTTTCACTTTGAGCATTAAACTGTCTTGATGCGTTATCCATAGACTGATTAGACAACATCGTTTGTTGCATCATTTGAGCATCTAACACTGCCGCCTGTTGACGATTATTTAAATTTGCCATGTCCATAGCTAAAAATGATTTAGCGTTTTCAACTGCAATCTTTGTTCTGTTATTAGCATTTGTAAGGTCTAGTTGTGCCATAGCCGTAGCATTTTGAATAACCGTTTGCTGTCGATTACTTAAATCTTGCATAGTCATTGTTTGCATAAATTTACTATTAGCTAACTCTACTTGCTGGTCAGCATTAAATCTACTTAAATCTACATTAGCTACCATAGCCGCATTTTGAACAGCCCGTTGCTGATCTACACTTAATTGTGCAACATTCATACGACTTGCAATTTCAGCCTGAAGCATATTTGTTTTCATGCGAGAGTCTAGGTTTGCAAGTCTTGTTTGTTGGTCAGCCGTAAGGTTTTCTGATTCTGCTTGATTCAAAGCAGTTAGATTTGCAAGTTCTATCTGTTGCTCATTACTAAGGTTTGCCAACTCCATTTGTTGCTTGAAGCCAGCATTCTTGGCAAGGAAGTCTGCGGCTGTTTGCATTTCAACAAGACGCGATTGATTTTCAGCAGACATATTTGCCGCATTGGTTTGGAACTCAAACTGAAGATTTGCTAGTTCAGTTTGTTGATCGTTACCTAAATTCTGAGCATTGATAGACTGCTGGTTCTGAACATTCTGGATTGCTGTCTGCTGACGATTTTGAAGGTTCGCTAGTCTAGTTTGCTGTGCTTGAGCCGCAGTAGTAATCATAGCGTCCTGTGCAAACTGGCTTTGAAGCACTGACATCTGTTGTGCCATCTGAGCCGTCTGAGAAGCCGCTGTCTGACGATTAGCGGTGTTTTGTAGCCTTCGCTGTGCGTCTAAGTTAGCTTGTTGTACGTTAGCCTGTTGCTCGTTTGAGAGGTTCTGAGCGGCCCTTTGTTGTAGAGCTTGGGCATTAGACTGAGCAATAGGCATCGCACTTTGAATAATTGCATTTAAAAGTGCATCACGGCCTACTGTAGAAGCGTTCAAACCTCTTTGTTGCATCATTCTATTTACTTGATCTACTGCTGGTCTAGCCCACGTAGGAACTTCACCATCTTCAATGCCTGCAAGAAGTGTCTCCATCTGTGAAGATACAAGAGCCTCTGTAGGTAAAGCCGCAACAGCCGCCTGTACTTCTACAGACTCATCGTCTATTTGAGCTTCAACAGTTGCAGGGTCTTCAACGATGGTTGCACTAAGCTCTGGAGGAAGCTCCCCAACTTCTGCAATCATCTCAGCCGCCGCACCCTTAGCCGCTGTGCCTTTTACTGCACGAACCTGTGCGGCCTCATAATTTAAAGTTTCTAAAATTTGAGCGGCGTCTGCATCTTCAGCGGCCTTTCCAAGAATGGCTTCTCTTTCAGCTTTTTCTGCTTCTTTTGTAGGTGCAACATCAGTAGTTTTACCAGTTACTTTATCGACGTAAGCACCGTCAGAAATTTCGTACTGTGCGGCTTCTGCTAAAGCGGCTTGCTCCTGTGCGGCATCTCTTTCAGCCGCCACAGCCCTTTCAGTTAATTTTTGTTCTTCAAACTTAGCAACCGCCTCATCACTTACTGTTCCTTGAGCCGCATCAACTGTTGGAACCTCTTTTAAATTAATAAGCGCTGGGTCCATTTGTGCGGCAGATACCGGAGTAGGCGCTTGGGCTTGAGCAACAGAGCCCATAGCTACGTTTCCAGACATAGTTGGCGTTGGTGTTACAGGCGTTGGTGGGGCTGGTTGCCTTATAGGAGGCCTTGGCCCAGCAGTTTGTGGCATAACAGGTTCAGGAGTCGTTGGAGATCTTACAGGCGTTTTTCTTACAGAAGCCTCTCTTGTTTGCCTGCCGCCCCTTTGAGCGGCCTTACGAATGCCACCACCCCTAGCTCCACCACGACCTTCTTCGTCTTCGTCTTCCTCTTTTTTCTTTTTGTTTTTGGGTAAAGAAGAAAGAAGATTATTAAAAGTATCTTCAGTATCTTGAGGAATAAAAACTTTATCTTCGTCTAAAACAGCTTCTTCTGGAATAGGCTGGCTTGGTAGAGTTTCATATTTAATTGGTTCAGTTTTTTCAATAACTGGCGCTTCAACATCAGAGGACTTGGTTGCAAAACCCTTTGCAGGATCATAACCAATAGAACCTCTTGTATCAGAAGTAAACTTAGCAGGATCAAATCCAGCTTCTCCTGCTCGTATAGTCAGTCCTTTATTTTTTAAGGCTTCAAACTCTTGATCGGTAACTACACCATCCTGATTGATATCAAAACCTTTGTCTAAAGAAGCCTGTTGATTAGACAAAGCTTCTTCTCTTGTTAGGCCTTGGTTTTTCATCAACTGAGCAATACGCTCTTCTGCTGTCATCGTAGCAAACTCATTAGGATCAAAGTCTGAAAGATCCGGCGTATAGTCACCCCTATCTCCAGTGATTGGTTTAATACCACTACTAACACCAGCATTTTGACCAAGAGTAGCCAACCACTGCTGGTAACTGCCTTGGTTGCCTTGTGCAAGCCATGCTTGGTAAGCGGCCCTCATTGCACCATCTCCGGTCGCTCCACCAACAGGAAAACCTTTGCGTCTTGGCTTTCGGGTTTTATAAACCTTTCTACGATTTCTTTTCTTTGTTTGAGCCATTTATATTTCCTCAGTACGACCAGATCGCAGGAGATGGAAAAGCCTCTTCTGCCATATCCAAGTGTATAAATCGTCCTTTTCCTTTTTGATTTACACCTATTCTTTTTACACCATGCTTCATGGCGACCTCAAGAACCTTTAAAGCTTTATCCCCGCTTACGGCGACATCAACGGCACAGCCTGTTGTATGCGCTCCTGCACGGCTCTTAGAAGCCTCTATAGGATGTTCAACGCATCTGTAACCAGAGCTAATAACAAAAGGAAAATCACATTCTTCTCTAATGTTATTTAAAACCTTTAAAAATTCTTCATTAAACTTATACGCACCACAATGCTGACAGCTTAATTCTTCTTGCGTAAAGTAACTCATTTCTTGAGTTTCATTAACTTGTCAGCACCACGAATACCAAAACTAGCTGTTACGGCTACAAAAAGTAAATACTGATAATATTCAGGGAGTTTATCTAGCTCTGTAAAAGCCATCCCAACCCTTTCCATTATGCTTAGGTCATCCATAGCGACTCCATAACAAACTGCTAATAAAGGTAAACTTAATACAATAGTAAACCACTCGTCTTTCCACGACTTGCCGCTGGCTTCAGCCATGTGTTGTTCCCACGTAGCTGTATTTTTTATTACTTCCATTTGAGCTACGTGCTTGGCCTGTGACTTTTCGTGCCTATTAGAAAGCCAGTTCTGAGCCAAGTTTGCAATGGGTCCAACAAGAGCCGTCCACATATTAGTTACCTTTACCCCTTAAACTTTTTACAGTTTCTGTTTCCCAAATGCGTATGCCTGTCCATATAATTGTAAACAAAGCCGCTAGTGCGGGTAGTAAACCCGCTAAAGCACCAACACCTGTGGCTACAGAAAATGTATCTACTACTTGTTTCATAGACTCATCCATTACTAGCCTCCTGAATAAACATTATAGTTGCAGTAATAACTCCTGCTGAAAATACTAAAAACAAAACTATTGCAATCCAATCAACTATCTTTTGTTTTTGTCTGCGTTGAGCATAGATTGCTTTTTCTCTTCGTAAACGTATATCTTTGCGTAAGTCCATCATCTCTATATAAGTTTCTTTGCCATATGCCCAGACAATTAACTCACGTATGTGCTTTTCTTGTTCTTGCAGTTTTTTTCTAGCTATAGTGGCGTTTAAAGCTTCTTCTTCTACTGAGCTACCACTAAAAAGTTTTTTAAATATTGGAGGCTTTTCTGCCTCTCTTTCTGCTTGCTTTATGTCTGCCGCGTAACTAAACCATTTGCCTAGCTGTTGAGCAACTTGTTCAATCTCAGCACCTTTGTTTACTAAAAGCTGTACCGCTCTAAACGACGAGGATGCTAATGCTACAAGAGAAAGGGGGTCCATTCATTTAAGGCTTCGTAGGCCAGCTAACGGTGCTAGGAAAACCTGTTTGCTGTGGTACATCCCGTAAAGCCTGTCTGTACGTTATCATGGCTGATGACATAGTTACGTCTGATAACCCAAGATAGTCTGTTTCTGCAAGCAACGTGTCTCTGCTGGCTCTTATTCTTTCAGCTTCTTCTTGATCCCAAGCAGTTTTTTCATCAGTAGTCATATCTCGCTCAGACCATGTTCCTGCCCAATCTCCTGATGAGTCTTGAGTAGGCTCTCCTTCCGTTACGACCTTGTAAGTGCCTGACGGATTAGGCTTTTCTGGAAAAGGCACTGGATCAATACCCAAGCCTTCATAAACACTTTCTCCCCAAACAGAGGGAATTGACGTATTCGGATGCAACAGCTTTACTTGATGTCTGCTAATTAACTCGCCGCTTTCTCTATTTCTATAACGTATCATCTAGCTTGTCTCCTCTCCGTTAGTTGCTTCTCGCGGCCCTATATTTAATGCCCCTCTTGCCGGTGCGTTTCCAGTGCTAACTGAACCCAAAACGCTTAGGCTAGATGTGTTACTACAATTGACGGCAACCAATTTATTACCAGTAGTTCCATACCAACAAGAAACATAAGCGACCTTAGCAACAGGATCGTACATTACCCCTCTGGGAGCACTTAAAGTTGAGCTAGTTCCAAATGTGCTAATATGAGAAAGATTGCTTGTGTCACTAATGTCAAAAACCATCAAACAGTTACCACTTATAGACGTAACAAAAGCAATTCCCGCGTCTAAGTCTATAGCAATATCTCTGTTGTCAGTATTACTGGAACCATCGGTAACACTATCAAGCACAGACATACTGCTTGTGTTGGTTATGTTTACTGATGTGATTCCACTCCGAATTGCAATAAAAGCCACATTATTGCTCTCATCCAGCTTGATTGCTTTTGCGTCATTTAAATTTACTCCATCGCTTAAAGCGCTACCGCTTAGACTGGGCGAACTTGCAGTAGATACATTAAAGGCATAAAGATGGTCATCCAGCACCGCAAAACAAAGGTTTCTGCTTCGGTGGTTTGCAATGCCAGACAGATTAGTATATGTGGAGGATGTAGAGGAGCCGGATAAACTAGGACTAGCTGGCGTACTTACGTCATAAACCCTAATGCCGCCGGGATTTTTGAAGTCAGCGCCAAAGACAAGATCACGAGACGGATCTATGTCGCAATATTTCATGCTGTCTTCTTGTGCCAGCGCACCTGTAACAGAGGGTGAACTTGTGTTTGAAATATCTATAACCGCAACACTGTCATCCTCGCAAACAACAAACGCTCTATCATTGGTAATGTCCAGTTTAAGTTGAAACGGTTTAGTCATAGCGGCCACACTGCCTGTAGTTCCAAGCACAGACATATTGGTGGGATCTGATATATCAAAGACCTGAACACCGCCTCCACCATCTTCGTGAGGCACGACAGCAATATCAGCACTTACGCCTTTTGCTCCTGACGCCGCCATAACTTTTAATAAATTACTCATTAGGCAAACGCCTGTCCCGCCGTAAAGCCGTAATAGGTAGTCCCGCCGTCTCTAGTAAAAAACACAAATATGTCTACTCCATTATTTGTAGTTGTAAGGGTTGGTGCAGTTGCCGCCGCCCAATCAACACTGCCGGGCCATGTAATCGTTCTAGCTGATGAGTCTTGAATAATTTTTAAAACAAACACAGTGGCTGTATTGTTCGCGCCGGGATTGCTAAAGGTATAAGTAACATTCTCAGTGAGGTCATGCTCAAACACATTACCAAGCTGAAGATTAATTGTGGCGGCATTAGAACTAGACGTTATTGTATTTACGTCATCCGTAGTTCCCGCATCAAAGTTAACAACACCGTTAGCGTCTGCTGTAACAGCTTTAGAAGCCGCTGAAGTGCCAAGCGTAGTAACATCTAAGTAATTTAGCTCCGCAGTAGTTGCTGTGACACCATCAAGAAGGTTTATTTCTGTTGCGGTACTTGTAACCCCGTCAAGAATGTTTAGCTCTGTAGCAGTGCTTGTAACCCCGTCAAGGATGTTTAATTCGCCTACAGTAGACGTAATACCATCTAAAGCATTTAATTCTGTAGCAGTTGCTGTTACTGCGGCTAGGTTTGCAATTGTTCTAGCATTGCTCATGTTTTATTACTCCAAAGTTTTAAATTGCGGCAGAAGGGTTTGAATTAATTACCCAAGTATTATTTTCTTCAGACCATAAATATGCTTTACCATCGTTTGGATAACTAACTGGCGGTTGCCACTCATAATTACTATCTAACGTCCAGCTAGGAAAAGGTTGTGGAAAAAGAAATACATTATTAGTTGAATCATATTTCCCGCCTATAAATGCAAAACGCTTTCTAAAGTTGTTGTTATAGCTGGTCTGTACCCAGATGCCGCCAAATAATTCTTGGCAAAAATCTTTACCAAGTTGCTCTTGCTCAACTCCATCGTTATCCAACAAAACTTCGTTATTTACAACTATGATTTCAAGTACAGTTCCATCGTCTGAAATTTTTGCAAAGTGAGCCATTTGTTACCTTAAAAAGTTATTGATCCAGAACCAGTAAAGTGATAGCTGTAATTGCCGCTACCCTCATCAGTTTCGGTAGGCGATCCTGTAGTAGCTGTGGCCTGCTGTGGCGCATAAATTTTCATTGCCCCTCCAGAGCCGTTACCGCCGACAAAGGAGTTACCCGCCTCAGTTCTTGTGCCGCCACCGCCACCGCTACCGCGATTTATTGTTGCGTTGCCTGCATTGCTGTTATAACCACCGTTACCGCCAATACCAGAGCCACCAGAGCCTCCGGTGCCAAAGTAACCACCACTGCTTGTATAGTAGATCCCACCACCGGCACCGCCAGCGGCAACAGTAACACCTAGCTCACTAGAACTGGTTCCTGCCCCCCCATTGCCGCCGTAATACCAGAAATTGGGAGTGCCGGAAGATACATAATAACCATCACTGCCAGCGGCGCCTTTACCACCACCACCGCCGGGACCGTCAATGCCCGTGTTAGAATCTCCACCAGCATTACCTTCGCCGGATGTACCCGCACCGCCAGTATTTCCTAAACCGCCAGCCCCGCTTCCACTACCACCGCTGTTTCCGTCGTTATTGCCGTATTTTCCCCCACCGCCGCCTGCGGCGCTTAAAGTAGTAATATCTGTACCAGTAATTGAAGTATTACCGCCACCAGAACCGTCACTACTCTGACCGCCAGTAGATCCTCCAGCACCAACAGTGACGTTGTACTGCGTTCCTGTATAAACTGTAACATTAGTTTCTGTTTTGAGTCCGCCTGCGCCGCCACCGCTTGATCCAGTAGCACCACCCGCTGAAGTAGCACCACCGCCTCCACCGCCTCCTGCAAGAAACACAATTTTACTTAGTATTACGGGGGATATGCTAACGCCGGGATTAAAACCCTTTGCAGACCCTGCACCAATTGTCGATAGTAAAGGCATTATGCGTACTGCGTCTGGCTGGCTAAAACAGTAAACGTAGCGTCTGCTGTCTTAATGATTGTAAATACATACGAATCAATAGAGCTTGCGTTTCCTGATGAAGGGGCAGATCCACCAGACCACTCAGGAGTAACACTTGAGCCGTCAATTTGATAGGTATTTAAATAATACGCTGAACTGCCTTGAGTCATTAATATCGCCGCCGTCATACTTTCTCCTACTGCCATTACAGCATTTAAGGCTGTAGAGCCATCACCGCGAAAGTTGATCGTTCTGTTTGCCCCTTGGTTTGCCGTATAAAACTCAACGGCTTGAGTCAAAAAATCAAAGTTAATGGTACCCGTTGTGCTGGTTTGGGTAGTAACCTTTTCAATCATCTCAGCAACAGATGTGGTGCCAATAAACTTAACCTTAGCGCCTGAGTCAGCCGTTACCGCCTTTGAAGCCTCAGAAGTTCCTAGCGTAGTAATATCAAGATAGTTAAGCTCTGCGGCGGTTGATGTAACCCCATCAAGGATATTCAATTCTGCGGCGGTGCTTGTAACGCCATCTAAGATATTCAACTCAGCGGTTGTGCTAGTGACACCATCAAGGATATTTAACTCTGTTGCTGTTGATGTAACCCCGTCTAAAATATTCAATTCAGCCGCAGTGCTAGTTACACCATCTAAAATGTTAAGTTCGGCTGTAGTGCTGGTTACACCATCAAGGATGTTTAACTCTGCCGCTGTAGAAGTAATTCCAAGGTTTGTTATTGCTGTAGCGGCACTACTAACATCTGAAAGATTATTACTATTAATTAAAGCATTAGACACTGAAAAAGTTTGATAGGCAAGTATTTCAACATTGTCGCCTACTGTAGCTCCAGAAGCTAAAACAACTGAACTGCCATTAGTTGCTGTAAAGTCTGTACCAACAACAAGCTTTACACCATTTAGATACACATCTACATAACCAACCGTATATGTTGCAGAAAAGGTTGTTTGAGATGCAGTAGCTGTAGCGGCTGTTCGCGTGTATGCAAACTCTGCGCCACCACCTATTTCACCCCATGAAGAGCCATCATAACCTTCAAAGCCGCTTGTCGTTGTGTTATAGCGAAGCATTCCTTGAGCCGCAGTAGGTCGTTGGGCTGTTGTACCCACAGGCAAAGTCAGCGCATCAGTACTATTAATTGTGACAGTCCCTGTCATGGTTGGGGCTGTTAGGGTTTTGTTAGTTAGTGTATCTGTAGATATTAAAGATACAAGCGTTGAATTACCGCCTGCTGGTAATAAAAGCTCATTAGTAACACCAGCCGAATGTGGCTGGGCTTTTACAATCTGACCATGACTATTATTTTCACAATTAAACTGTATCGCACCAGAATTTGTATTGCCTTTTATTGTTACGTGGCCTGTCCCATTTGGAGCCAGTTCTAAATCTGCATTAGATGTAGTAACAATGTCTTGACCATTCATGTCAAGATCCCCGCCTAGTTGTGGGGTAGTATCTTCAACAACATTTGCTATGGCTGATGAAGTTGCTAGTCCAGCAACCAAGGTGCTTCTAGCTATCTTTTTAAGGCCACCACCAGATGTATCTACAGCTAGTAAAACATCATCATTTGCGACTGTTGATATTTCTGAAAGATCTCCTACGGCTGTTGATGCAAATGCAGAACCGTTAGCAACCAGCAAATTGCCAGATGTGTTTGTCGCCGTTTGAAAACTAGTGCCTTTGACCTCGCCTGAAGAGCCATAGATAACAGCTTTAGAATTAACAACTGTTCCAGCAGTAGAACCATCTAATAAGTTTAGTTCAGTTGCCGTAGATGTTACGCCGTCTAAAATATTTAACTCTGCGGCAGTAGATGTAACGCCATCAAGAATATTAAGTTCAGCAGTAGTTGAGGTGACACCATCAAGTATGTTAAGCTCTGCCGCCGTAGAAGTTACACCATCTAAAATATTTAACTCTGCCGTTGTTGACGTAACACCGTCTAATAGGTTTAGTTCAGCCGCTGTAGATGTAACACCATCAAGAATATTTAATTCAGCCGCTGTAGCTGTTACACCGTCCAGAATATTTAGTTCGGCGGCAGTAGCAGTAATAGCCGTACCATTAAAATTAATCGCGTCTACATAGGCTGTGCCGTCTATGTACAGGTCTTTAAACTCAAGTGAGCTTGTTCCTAAATCAACATCATCGTCTGTTACGGGAACTACTGCACCGTCTTGAACACGAATCTGCTCTACTGCACTGCTAGAGACTTCTACAAAAAAACCTATGCGATTATTAGTGCCGTCTACTGTGATCTTATTTAAAAAATCTAAATCGCCAATGGTCGGAACATTACCGCCTTGTCCAGCAGAACCATCATGTCTGTGGCCTGTGGAAGATGCAGATGAACTAGAGTATGCAAAAGCATTGAGTAGCTGATTATATTCATCGTTAAATAACGCGGCAGTAATTGTATCGCCATCTGCGAATGTACTTTGTCGTGTATAACTTTGGGCCATTATTATCTCCTACCTGATGGCATATAATCTATGTAAAAACCATTTACACCATATGGGCTTCTTGTATCGTTTGATCGTAGGCGTATACTAAATGTATTGCCACTGCCTGTAACTGTTTGTCGGAACATAGGATCAGATCCCGCCCCGAATGAAGCCACGCCAAAAACAGCATCACCAAATACCCCCGGAAGAGGTATAGTTGATAGTGTTATGTCTGAAGGCTGTGGTATGTTTAAATCTTTGTAATCATACCGCAACCTTAAAACTGGCTGTAATGTCCCTTCCGGTGAAAATGATGTGCGAATATATTTTAAAGTTTTGCGTGTGCCTATATCTCCACAATCAAGGTCGGTTGTCTCATAAGTAGCTAAAACATTAGCCTCACTACCGCTATGTATAAAAGAGTCGCCTGCATCATGGTTGTAAACATATCCGTCTTTGTCACCATGAAAAGCAACCTCAACTACATCTTTGTTAAAATCTGATGCAATTCCTAATGCTTGGATTCCTAAAGTTTCAGACCACTCAAAACCCTGTCCTGTAAATGTCCCTATAACGCCTTTGGCTCGTCCCGGTTCTTGAACCGTTGTAGAATAAAATAAACGATACTGTGATTTAGAGCGTAACACAGCACTTGTAATAACAAACTGTCCTGCGCGTGATGCTAAAGAACTTATAATATCTTGTATCTGTCGAGATACTGAACTTAACTCAACGTCACCAATACGGGCTGTACCAGCAATAGTACGAATACCGTCTGGAGCCAAAAAGACTAGATCACCTCCTACCTCTTGAATAGAGTAATGTGATAAACATCCTACATTTTCTGTAATTGGATCTATGCGAATATTTGAGCTATCATTAATGTTGATAAGCTTTTGAATACTATTTTTAGAAAAGACAATTAAGTTTTCACGGAAACTTTTAATACCTTGTACTTGATCTGTTATAGCTACAGAACCAGAACCACTACCACTAAAGTCATCAATATCATTATAGACACTGTAAAACACAGTGTTTAAATTATCTTCTACTCCAGCGGCAATCAAGTGATGGTCGTGGATCGTTACATACTTTACGCCTTTTGTTCCTGTGACTGTAATTTCAGACGCAAAAAATGTTCTTGTATTAACTTCTGCGCCAGTACCTTCCATTCTAAATAAAAACGGTTTGTTGATTCCGTCAGCAATTACTATCTCGCCATAATCAAAATTAGCACCTTCTGATAAAGCAAATGTGCATTGGCCCTGTCCAGAACGCGACAAAACTGAGCGGCCTGTAAATGTTGTGTGGTTGTCACCGCTACCCGAAACGCTAGATCTGTTTATTTGTAGCCAGCTTGTGCCGGTATTACTAAAAAATATATCAGTACCAGAACAAACAATAACGCCATCACCATATGCCGCCATGCCTAAAATAGCATTAGAACTATTTGGTCTTGCAGAAGATGCACCACCGTAAGCTGTAAAGCCATTTATGCGACGATAGCCACCGTCAGGATCTACCTCAAAGTTTTCTAAGATTTTGGCAAACCCCGGCTGACCTAAAAGCTCAATAGAGTTTAGGTTTGTGTTTAGACCACCACGACATGAAAGACCATATGCCTGAGACATTAAATAAGCCTCATGCGATCATCTTTAATAAACTTAGGTGTTTGTAGCATTAAAGAATTTTTCATAAGACGTAAGCCTCTACGATATTCTTCTAGTGCTAATGCGGCTGGTTGAATATTTTCTTTAAACTGATGCACATAATATCTAGCTCGTGCAAGTAAAACAGTTTTATAAATATCAGGAAATACAATCGTATCACCATGCGCTGAAAGTTGTGTAGGCTGATTAAAAGCAAAGAAATGAACTTTGTATACTTTGTCAGGTATAGGACTTAAACCAAAGTTTCTTCCATCACTACTACGGAAGACTCGTCTAGGCTCACCACCATTAGCATCTTCAGCATCATCAGCATTTTCTTGCATACGATGAAAGTCTTTCCACTCTTCTAAAGTTATAAACTTTAAATTTTGGCTGACATAAGGAGCCGCCTCACCTGATACACCGACTGTTGTCAAATAAAAATCATCCCAATCAATGTATCCATAGTCATCTGCAATAGACGAGCTTGCGGCTTTGAGTTCATACCACCGTTGATTAGCTACGGTAGAAACAGCTACATTACCGTACAGCGGATCTGTTGAGCCGCTTTCGCCTACAGACAGAAAAGGCCATTGAGGTTCTTCAAGAACAATATCAAGGTACGCTCTGTTGATACAATCTTGAGCGTGTGCCTGAAGCCCAATAGCAGAAGAAAAATTACTTGAGGTTAAGACAACCTCGTTCATTTCTCTAAGCAGTTCGTTAGTAAGCTGTAGGTATGTTGTCGCCATTATTTTTTATGAACCTTTTGTATTTCAAAGTTAGCTTTTTTAGAGGCTCCCTTGTGGGGTTTATAGCCCCCCGCTGGGTCTTTCATCAGCTTGAAGCTTTTTCCGTGTTTCATCCAGTGGTAGCCTTTAGGCGCCGCGACTTGCATCAGGATTCTCCTGCTCATTTCTCAACTGAGGATACTTAATCTCTCCTTGCTTTTGATAAGGAAACTGATTGCCTGTCATCTCAGCACAAACTTTTTCTTTTTCTTGAATAGACTTGTATTCGCTACGTGCTACTTGAGTAGTCATTAGTTTTTTCCTGCTACTGGCATGGCGTCTGCTACAGTGCTTCCGTACATAGGCTGTGCGCCTGAGTGGGCTTTACCGCCTTCCATATACATAGAGCGTTCTTTTTTACCACCCATGTTGGCCTTTACTTTCATTCCATACATCATGCCTTTACGCTTCATTTCTTTGTCGCTGTGCATTCCCATATTACTTCTCCTTTTTACCAAAAATACGATCATAGTTTGAGTCATATTTCTTTTTGTTTTCACCAGTATAAAATGTACCGCTTAGGGTCTTTCGTCTTTTAGGACTCATTCTAATTGGCTTTTGTTCTGTTCCAATCTGTGGCATTTCTAACTCCAAAAACAAAGGGGGAGTATTTCATCCCCCTGTAGTATTTAGTCGATGCCGTAGAAAGCGGATACGAGAGCTTCAGGTCGCAAAACCTTAGAACCGTAAACGTGCAATCCACGAACAATGTCACCAAAGCTATCCGGGTCGCGGATGACTTCTGTATTCACAATTGTTTGTGCAGTACAGGTTGATGACATATGACCAGCGATACACTTACCAGCGGCATTGCTAGTGGCGGCAATGTTGTTGGTCTTGTACATATCAAAACCACGCAACTTACCAGAGCTAACCAATCCATTACGGATAGAGCCTTGACCAGCGTTGAAGTCTACGCTCATCAACTTGGATGAGGTTTGAACCAACTGCTCGTAAAACTCAGGATTAGCCAAGAACCAACGTCCTTCTTCCGGTACATTAGCTTCGTCAAGAAGACGCGCCATGTGCGAAAGAACATCAATTGGATCGTGCTCACCAGATGCAAAACCAATGTCGAGGTTACCAGTACCGTCAAAAGTACCAGCCGCAAGATCAGTCGCATTATCAGAACCAAGAATGTGGTTGGGAGAAGATGCAGACACACCACTAAACATAGTCACAAGTACACCTTGATCATACGCATCACGCAGGGCGTAAGCGGCTGAAGAAGATGCAACTTCCTTAAAGTTTACGTGTGACATTGAAGTTTCAATATCATCTACGATAAACTTAAATGCGTTAGCAGTATCTACTACAAGGTTGATCTCTTGGTCTGTCAACTTAGTAGCAGTTACATCTTGACCACGCTCGTACTGATAGACGGTGATCTCTGGCTCTTTGATGATACGTACTGTGTCACCAAAGGCAGTAATCTCGCCAGCATAGTCAGTGTTAGTAATACCTTCTACAACTGATGACTTTCGGAAGAAGTTGAGAACCTTCTTGGAATAGACAGCAGGCAGAAAGTATGAGTTAGTTTGACCCGAAACAGAGTTTGCAAAGTTTGCATTAGTATCTGTTGACGGCTCAAAATATTGATCAGATTGATTATAAGCCATTGTTAAAATCTCCTAAAAAGACAAATATTATTTTGCTACTCGTCCTTCTTGGATAGCTAGATCAATTTCCTGTTCGTAACGATCATAGTCATCCATAGACAGAGAAGCAATTTCCCGTTGTGTCCAAATCTTGGCTTGCTGTGGCTCAACTCCGGTTGTCTTTGTTGATACCATATCAGCCGCATTGGACCGTGAAAGTTGTGACTGTCGAGAAGACTTTTGTATTGCAATATTATTTTCCATCTTATAAAGATCTATCGCACGGCTTGCTAAAGCTACATTATCTGGGTTGTTGTAGATCCAACGCTGAATATCTTCAGGCTGAGTCTTAGCCCATTCGTGAAACCTGTCATCACCTCTGATATCTTCAAAATCAGGGTGTCTCTCTCTAAGAGCTATTTCAGCATCACGCTTTGACATTTCTGCCTCACGCATTTCAATTGCTGATAGCTTGCTTTGAAGAGCGTTCATCTGCTCTTCGCTTCTCATATGAGCGACTGTTTCGACAGTATCATATAGATCAGGATACTCTGACTTAAACTTCTCAAGATCTTCAGCACTCTTAGGCGGTTGATACTGCGGTTGAGCAGATCTTGCCATAGCCTCTAATTCTTGTTCACGTTGTTTAAACTCAGAGATTTTTTGATCGTAATGTTTTTTTAGATCGTCATATCTCTTTTTATAGTTGGTTTGAGGACGGTTATCTGTCTGAGGGGTTCCGTCTTCGGAAGTAGCCTCTTCTTCCTCAAAAAATAATGACTCCGCATTCTTTGAAGTTTTTGCCTCAATATTATGCCAAGGCTTTTTCGCATTATACGGATTTGCATTTTCTTCTTCGTTCATGTCACTTCTCCTTTCTGGGGCTTGTTGTCTTTCAAGGTGGCTGTGCTAGTGCGCTGTTTAGCACAGGGTCTTGATACTACAAGGTGGCCTCAAGGTTGTTATTATGATAAGGGGCTAGAGTTCTAGGTAGCCTTATCGGTTCATTAGGCTAGGCATACGGCTTGAGTAAAGCATTTGGTTTTCTATATTCCTTTCGTCATCCTTGTCCATCTCAAACCTATCTAAAGGGTCTGAGTTTTCTTCAGGGTTGATAAACGGGTTTGTACCAGCTTGACCTCCGTTAGCTTTGCCATTACGCTGATCAAATTGACGTTCTGCATCGTCCATCATTTGTTGGAGTTTGTCAGCGCCTATTTCATCAGTTGCTTTTCTAGTGATTACAAATTCACCATCTGATAACCTTGCCGGTATTGAGTCTGAGACACCAGTGCCGGGGCCATCAATTTCGCCTTCACCAGAAAATTCTGTTGCATTAATAATAATCTTATCTAAGATCCCTTCTAGTTTTGGATCTTCATCTAGAACCTTAAATAAGTATTCCTGCTCTTCGGGTTCTAATACTTCGTCAGCTACAAAATCTACGTACTCTTCTTCCATTTCATTGTCTGGAAGCATATCTTCCGCCTGTTGCATTTCTTCTTCTGAACTGATGTTATCGTAAGTGTCTACGGGAGTTTCTTCAGCAGACATCATCATTTCTGAAGGAGGCTCTTCAGCAGGCATTTCCATTTCGGGTGGAACCATCATAGAACCTTCAGCTTTTGGAGTTCTATTAAGATTAACACCGCGACCCATTAATACGTCTGCTTGTGTTACTTCACCGTCTTTATTTAAATCTGGAAATGCTTTAGCCATCGTCTTTGTCCTTTCGTCTTTGAATTACTTGTTCTTTTAATGTAAGGAGGTTAGCCAGAGAACTCGCCTTCCCCTGCCTGCGGAACAGATCCGGTTCCGATGTTTCCATCGCCAGTGCCTGTAACTCCAACATCCGTAGGTTCTGGAGGTGTTCCTTCAGGGGCTCCCACATTTCCGGGTTGTTGATTAAGGGGGTCAGCCTGTTCGCCAGTTGCTTGTCCAACATTATTTTGCATTCCTATAATCTGTGCGGCGATTGCCGCTTCTTCAGGGTCATTTAGTATTTCATCAGGATCAAGATCCAGACTATACGCCAGTTCGCTAATAAGTTTTGACATTTTAACAAATGGTGCAATAGCTGGGTTTTGAGCAGTTTGAAGAAACATTGTCAATCGTTGACTACGTACTTCTTTCTGCATAAGGCTGTTTGTACCCATAGCCTTAATTTCTAAATCACCTTCAGTTTTAAGTTGTCCTTCAAAAAACTGCATATTCCACTGGAAGTATGCTTGACCTAAAGGCTTTAGTAAAAAATCATCTAGATTCTTTACGACTGTTTTAATGTTGAGTGATGCGGCTCCTAAAAGCATCGACATTCCTGAAGCAGTACGAGTCATGCTTTGTACACCCGTTTGCCCATGAGAATAACTAGGAATGCCTGTCTGTTCGTCTGCAAGCTGTCGGAATTTGTCAAACATCATCATGTTTTCTTGAGATGTGTTTGGAAACTTTAAACCATGAATTGCTTGGCCCTGCATACCTGACTGACGCCTAAAGACTTTGCCGGGATAGATTTCCATGCTTTGTCCACCAACAAGCATAGTCTCATCTACGTCAAATATAACTGAACCACTAAGCGCCAGATTATCAATAGCCATACGTGCATGACCATTCATAATCTGCTGGCTATCATTCATGTTTTCTGCTACGCCTACGCCAAAAAAACTATAAGGGTTTCTTTCGTAAGGGAAGGCATTGTATGGAAGACGGTGTGGCGTAAAGGGATTAACAACAGCCCTGAGTACAAGGCCATTACAAACCCAAGCATTAATTTGTACTTCATCAAGAATATCTACCTCTTCTGGAAGCTCTAGACCAACTTCTTGAGCATATTCGGCATCCATCAAACCCCAATACTCAAGAACTTCAAAACGACTGTAACCAGCTTCTGCCATACGCTGGTCATCTTTTAATTCATACTCATAGTCTTTTTCAGTATAGTTAGGCCCAATTTGCATACACTCACGAATAGCTTCTTCATCAAAATACGGCATTTTTCGCAATGCCCGTAATTGCGACCTGTTTAACTTATGACGGTGAACCACATACTCACATTCGTCCATAGAAGTTGCATTAGGGTCAGGAAAGAAATCCCAAACGCTAACAAATTCAATCCTAGGGACACGAACCGCTTTAGGCGTGTAGGTTCTTCCATCGTCGCCTTCTTCCCAGTTATGGAGTGTTTTATTAAAATTAAACGGTCCTTTTACAATACCTGTGCCAAAGAGTGTGGATTCAAAAATAGCATTACGTAATTCTGTGGAGCCGCTTGACTCATCAATTTGATCGTGAATCAGTTTTTCCATATTTCTTGCGGCTTCTTTAGCTGGAGAAATTTCTGGAATATTAGGAATAGGTATCGGCCCTTCAGCAAAAGAAACATTGTCTCCCTCTTCTAAGTCTTCAAATAAACCTTGACCAGAAGAAATTGTAGCTCCGGGTTTTAAAACACGGCCATCTCCAGCAAAACCAACAGTGCTTTCTAACATTTCTTCTTCTGGTGGTTTTGTTGCTAACGCAGTTTCAATCCCCGGCGAACCTTTTAAATCAAGGTGCATATACTCGCTAACCCCTTCAGGTAGTGGAGTATGTGATACACCAATTGGAAATTTACCAGTTCCAAAAATTACATCAATAAGTTGACCAAACGCCGCTAATACTTTAGTCTTTGTTACTTTAATAAAGACACGAGACTTTTCAGATTCTCTAAATCTTACGTTTTTAGGATACAAGCCCCTAAAATTATGATACGCTGTTATCCAGCGATTTTCATCAGAGTCTCGTGCTCTTTGTGCATCAGCGTATCGTGCTTCTACTAAACCCGCAAGATTAGATTTAATTTGATTGTCTGCATTAATAGACAACCCATCTTCATTTTCTACAGGTTCAAAAAAGACGCCATCTGCACTAGCGACTAAAGTATTTTCTTCTGCCATAGTTTTACGGTAGCGTTATAAAGTCAATTACGAATGTAACAGTAGTGGCGGCTGTTGTAAGATCGTTAGCCAAAGGCTTTAAACGAATGTGTAGCGTTCGCTCTGAAGAGCTTGCTAAAGAAGCGGCAAGTGTCATAGCCTCTGACGTTGCAGGGCCACCGCTCATGTTTGCAAACTTGTTAGCCGCCGCTGGAATACCATTCTCAACAATAAACAAAGGAGTGTTAGCGGCGATTGTTACAGCACTACCACCATCATCAGCAATTGCTTTTTCGTCAATAATCTGACCACCACCAGCGGAAGTGCCAAGATCAAAATCAATATCGTCGCCTGATGCGCCAGCAGTAACAAGGTTGCCTGCCGCAATCATAATAATATTTTTAATGGACGTACCGGCTGGTTGCGTAAAGCTAACGTCATAGGTGGCGTCTGCTGTTACGGCAATTGTGCCTGTGGTGGCTGTGGCTTGTGCGCCCACTCGTGTTGCGAGATCACGAACATCTCCAACGCGAGGAGATCCTGCATCGTCGCGTACATCAATAACTCCGGGTAGTGCTGACATAATGTTTCTCCTATATTATATATATTGCGTATGCAACTGTTGCTGTAATTATAAAACTTAAAAAATAAATACCATATGTGTTAATAGGTCTAAAAAGTTTTGATTTAGTTTTCATTAATATCCAAATGTCCCATCTGCTGGTTGATAAATACTTTCTTGGTGTAAACGCCTCATGCGACTAAACGTATCATCTAGTCGTGGTCGAGCCATAATTAGATACCTCAACGCATCATACGCATGGTCTGGTGCGTGGGTATCTACATCTTCAGGGTTGCTTTTATCCAGAGGAATACTTTGCAGTTCGCGTATCAGGTTAGGGCAAGTATTAAATATTTGTAATTTGGGCCTTCCGCTTTGCTGAACCTTCAAGTATTCGTGGATTTGAATTTTGCCTGCAACTCTGTTTTTATCTGCTCGTCGTAGCTTATGTCCAGCCTTAACAAGCGTTTCTCCAACTGTTGGGCCTGTCTGCCCTGTGCGATTCCAACAGGCGGTATCTAGTACGCCCGGAACGCTCATTGGATCATTTAATTCCATTTCTGCTATAAGATAAGCTAGGTCTGTTGCTAATAGTCCTTTGCGATAGAGTTCTCTGTATATTATCAGTGTGTTGTCATCTCTATCTATTGCACCCCAGACACAAGCTGATTCTGAAGCATACCCATAGTCAATACCTTTTATTCTTTCCCAGTTAATTGGTATTTCGTATGGCTCTATAATATGGATGTTTCTGTCAAACTCAGTGAAGGCCGCACCCTCTGCAACATCCCAATCACCTTCTAATAGCTGTCGCCGTTGCGTAGGTGGCAACGCCTTTAGCATCTGTTCGTATCTACCGTCACCAGCTAAGTATGGATTATCGTCTAACCGTGCTGGTATAAACTTTCTGCTAAGACCGTCTGAACCTATAAAAGTTTCGTTAGGCGGTGAAGCATCAATATATCTTTTCTTTACCCAATGCGCTCCAACACCGCCGGGGTTAGCGGTACACCGCATATATGGTACAATCTCTGGGTCTGTTGTACGCAGTCGAGAAGCCAAGTAGTTCCAAGAAAACTCTGTAGCTTGGTGCGTAATCTCGTCAAAACCAATCCAACTGTACGCTTGTCCTTGGTAACGGTATACGTCTGCATCTCTTTCCAAGAATCCAAATTCTATTTTAGCTCCAGACGGAAAGTTCCAGAGCTTTTCTACTTCTTTGTACTTACAACCGGGAAAGGCTTTCGGGTAGAGTTCACGAGACTTGTCTATTAGCTCCCGTAACTCTGGCATAGAGCGCCGCAGGATTAATGCTCTATGGGCTCCCCGATGAGCATAACGAAGAGGATCAACCAACATCGCATAGCTCTTGCCTCCACCAGCCGCACCACCATACAAAACATCAGTCTCAGAAGCGGCGAGAAAGTCCGTCTGTGGGCCATCGTTGGGCCTAAAGATGACATTCTCTTCTGCGACAGTCCTTAACGCCTTGGGCAAGCCGTCAGTTGTTGTTGTTATTCTTCCTTCCGCTTTTGCCTCTTTTCCTTCTATTTTCTGCAACGTACTCTTAGAAGTGTCAAGTGACCGTTTATAGTTTTCTAGCTTAGTGCGTACCTGCGCTAACCGTTTTTCTTTCTTTCGTACAGCTTTCCTTGCGTCAATCTTTGCCTTGGTTTCGGAGTGGTAGTTGTAGCCTCTACCTGACGAACCCTTTGGGCGTCCAGCTTTCTTGCGAGGCGTTCCATCTCTTTTAAGTATGAAATCGCCGTTGTTGTCTCGCATATACGCATCTGGATGCTCTTCCCAATCATTCATACTTAGAAACTATTTTATTTAATCCTGTGTGTGAGATTGGGCGTCCCGTATCATATTCAAGCCATGTGGCTCCTTCACGCAACGAGATAACCTTATTCTTTACTAACGGTACTATTTTGTTTAAGGCTTTTAGTTCTTCCTCAACTTCTTCTAAATGTGTACCATTCTCCATTAGTTTATAACCAAATGGGATGGTACTACTACTACGCCTCTTCATATCGACCTTCTATAACTACTTCTTGTTTTGCTGGTAGTATAAAAAGTCCATTAGAGTTTTGCAAATTAACATCCAGCTTATCTGTCTTAGCTATGCCAACACGGTCTAGGAGCGTCTGTGCGGCCTGTAGACGGACGTTAGCTTGAGGTATGGGGTCTGTACTGTCCATAACCTCAACGAGCTTTAGAGAGGCTTTGGGAGCATTCTGGGCTAATATATTCTCAGCTAGTTCTATTATTTCTGTTTTAAGAGCTTTAACTACGGATGTATATGAGCCTTCAGCGTACCCCGCTAATTCTGCGGCACGTTTAGTATCCCCATTACAGGAAACTAGATTGTCCAAAAAAGATTGCTGTTTTGTTGTCAATTCTTTATTCATATTAGTTATTATATACCTGATTTACAGTTTTGTCAAGCATATCCCTTGACAAATTTAAAATCCATGTGTATAATAGATTATGTAGCCCACCGGGTACATCTAGTCTCAGCCCCCTTTAAAGCTCTTTGAAGTGGGGCGACAATCTGGTTGACATTCAAAATCTTTGAAAATGTATAAGCATGAGTATATTATAGGGGAGGGGCTATGGCCTCCTGCCCAGTGTGTTGAGCCATTCAGGATATGAATGATCTTCAAAGGCTCATCAGTCTCGTGAATGCAACAAAAAAGATATATAGATATATTAAAAAGTTCTAAAGTCTCCCGCCATTTATAAACTAAATAGACTTTAAAGATCTATCAGTCTCGTGAATACTGGTTACCAGACTCAAAAGATCTTCAAAGATCTATCAAAATATATTGATATTTCTAAAAACTCTATAAACTCAGAAGCTTATAAAATAAAAGCATACCTTACCAAGGGGATCACAGAGCACTTTAGTGATCAATTTTTAACCACTTCAATTACTCAGAAGGCCTCTAAAACTCGCCACAATGGACGATCTATTTTAAAAGGCCTTACCCTTACTTTTAAAACTGTCTCGCCCTCGCGCTCTCCTGAGATTCTCAGCGATGTTACTGGTTAATTTTTAACCACTAAAAACACTGATTTCAGACTTGGCACACTTATTGCTAATGCAAATACCATGCCAACAGACCTAAAAATTATTTTCTTTTTTAGGTAATATTTTATATACTTTTAAATCTAGGTATGCATAATAGGTGTTGTGGTATTTCATTAATTATATAGGAGATCAATCATGACATCGCTAGCTGAGTTTGACCGCGCCCGCGGCCACGCCATTATAGAATCTATAAGGCGTCATAAAGCGGAGGGCGATCAAATCGGCACCTCCGAACAGGAGTATCTGAAAGCGGGCTTTGCTCTGTTTTTACAAGAGGATACTTCTAAGGATGCGGAAGCGGTACTGGTAGAATATTGGATGCTGAACATTGAGGGTGAGAACGCTATACGGACTGATAACCAGATCCGTGCGGCATTCTCTAAGGCCTCAGAAGATTTCCACGATCAAACCGGCGGCTCTAATATCGTCGTAAAAGATGGGAAATTAGTTCTAGCCCAACAACGCGCCAAACGCGTTCGCCCGTTTGAGAAGGTGTCAAAAGACGTCCGCAAGTCTCTGCCTAAGCTATCGGCGGCGGCGGAGAAACGGATCTCTAAAGCTACTCTGGTTGCATTGCAAGCTGAGTTAAAGGCCATCGCCAAAAAGTCTAAGTGACTACCGCGCCCTCGCAAGAGGGCTTTTCTTATAGATTCTATAAGCTTATGGGATCTATACGAAAGGAGGTTGTTTGCTATGAAAAAATCAGACCGCGCCCATGTTGCGCGCAAGCTAGGTTATCGCACCGTTAACCTATCGCGCCCCGTTCAGGCTTCACAGTCCAAGCGGGTAGGCGGTAGACTCAAGCGGGTACGTATTGAATTTGTAGATCCTGATACCTATTTGTCGGGTCTGTGGGATTAGCTTATAGATTCTATAAGGGGATCATATGAAACATAATCCTGTCGCTAAATATGCGCGGCGGGTAAACCGTCATGCTGTCCACCGTGATCGTAAAAAGGATTCGCGGCGGGTTCGCTGTGTCAAACATAAAGGCAAGGGCTTATAGATTCTATAAGGGCTTATAGATTCTATAAGAAATTTACAGGGGCTTCGGCCCCTTTTTTGTGGAGAAAAATCATGCTCTGGTTTTTAAAGATAGCGCACTTTTTGCTGGTTTGTTTAGGGTCAGCGACTGCCGTGTATTGTGTCCTATTGGATTCAATGTTAGGCATAAGCTTTTGTATTCTCTGCGTTTTTGGTTCTGGTTATTGTCTGCACTATCTTACTCAGATAGAGGTACGGCAGGCTCAAGAAAAGTATTTTTCTATTGGGCTTGAAGTATATGAGCAGGCTTGTGATATTAAAAAGTAGTTTTATTAGCTTATAGAATCTATAAGGAGATTTTATGGAATTTCATATTGAATATTGGGAGCAGTCTACCGCATTTGGCTCATCTTGGTTTTTGGATAGCACGTTTTTAGATTTGGGTGAAGCCCAAAAAGTGTTTGAAAAAAATGTGGCTGAGTTTGATAATTTGACTTGGCGAATGATAGTGGTGCTGAACGCTCACGGCTTATAGAATCTATAAGGAGATTCAAATGATTGAAACATTGTACGTAATTCAACACTTTGACAACAACGATTGGGTTGTTAATGATGTGAAATCAATTCGTGGTGAGAGAAGCGAATATCACAAAAGAGAAATAGCACGGATAGCATCTCAAGGATACTTTGATGCTGTTCAGTGGGATATCAATAGGCCTGTTCGTTTGTTGCAAATTAACAGAGATGCTGACGGCAACACAACTAGTGAAATCGTTCTCTGCCAACACTCTGTATTTGTAATGGTGTGATAGCTTATAGAATCTATAAGGAGATTCAAAATGGAAGAGACAGAAATAGTTTTAGAGGCCGATGATGCTGTCGAGCAGTATGATGACATTGATCCTGAATCACCTCTTGACTTTAATGAAAATTAATATAGTATTTCAGGTGGCTTATAGATTCTATAAGCCTTTTTCGTAGTAAAACCAACCAAGGAGACAGTGATGTCTAATGTACTTTCTATGTTCCAAAGGCCTACGCCTTCAGTGTTTGACTCAGGCTACGGCGATGCTGACTTTGATGTAGCGTCAGTCCCTCTCATGTACTTTAATGAAGACGGTGAATGGCACCCCTCATCAAAGGTTGCAGTAGTTCGCACTGATACCATGCAAGAGCTAGGTGTGCATGGTCACAACTACAAGCCTGTTGCACCTAAAGAGCTTATCCAAGCCCAACGCGATATCATCATGCGTAGCGACTTGGAAACGGGTGGACTGACTGAGCGCATTGATACGGCGTACAACGGTGCGGCTACGTTTGTGCGATACAGACTGCCAGAGCATACTTACACTACGCCTGACGGTGATACGGCTTGCCTGACTTTGCTGGGTGTGACTTCGCTCAATAGTACCTTCTCTTTTATTATGTCTGCTGGTGCTCATCAATCCGCTTGCTTCAATGGGCAAGTATTTGTTGGTGGAGCGGCGGCTTTGTTCAAGGCTCGACACACTAAGAATCTTGATATCAAAGCGGCCTCTAGATCTATTACAAAAGCTCTAGATGTTTTCCAGAGTGAGCAGGAGCTATGGGCTGAAATGTATCGGACTCAAGTAACCCGGAAGCAAGTGATGTTTATTTTAGCAGAGGCCGCTGGGTGTCTTGACTTAGTACGTGCCACAGTTAATGAAAGTGGTGCGTCTTGGTCAGCGGTGTTTGATAATCTGCCGCGAATCAATAGTACATTAACTTATCTGGCTAAAGCTTGGAACGAATATTCTGGTAAGATAGGTTACAACCAGTGGGCTGTTTACAATACGCTCACAGATTGGTCTACTCATGCTCCAGCGGCTACCAAAAAGACTCAGGCCAACATTGCCTCAGTTAATCACAAGCGCCAAGAAATTGTTCGCAACGTGTGTAACTCTGATGTCTTCCGTATCGCGGCCTGATAATGTTGATATTGAATCTCTTGTTCAGCTTTATATTTATATTAGGCCTAATCCTGATTATTCAGGGCTGGCTCAAAAGCTGAGAGACTTGCACTTCACAGAGTCTGAGATCTTCAACGTCCTTCACAGAGTGCGTGAAGGTTATTACTAATCAAGGCCCTTCGGGGCCTTTTCTTTTGCTTATAGATTCTATAAGGGGAAATAAAATGGAAGTAGATTTTGTGCCTAACGGCCCAGCAAGTGACTTCGACATAGCAATGATTGCATTTAATTTTGTAGATCATTTTGTTATTTGGCAGACTAACAATGAAGAATATATTTTGAACGGACGGCCTGAAAAAATGGAGATAGCTTTACGCCGCTTGTTAACTGAGTTTAGAGATCAAGGAAACATTAATGAAGCAGAAACAGAATAAAGAGCCGGTGATAAATACGGATAGGCTAGTCAGGTCAGCAATGAATGACGAGGACTACTGCTCTTTTATTCTGGACTGCCTGCACAATGAACAAAGCGAGTGGTCTATGGATCAGCTAATGAAATTCTGGATTGATGCATCTTATTCAGATGACACTGTTGAAGAATGGATAAACCGAAATAGGAGAAAGTAATATGTACTACGTAACAACGCGCAAACATGGTGATATGATGATATGGCAACACGTAAAAAAACTACGTAGCTTTAAGGCTACAGACGGTGTTGAATATCTCATAGCTAAAAACAAAAAAGAAATGAATATAGAAATGGGTACTTCATTGCCAATTTATATAGGCAAGAACGGGAAGCTGAAGAAGACAACCAGCTATGCAGTTTATTTATTTTAGGAGATAGTTAAATGAAAATTAAAATAGCCCTGTATTTTGACACCTTTGAACAGGCGGCGGAGCAGGGATACTTTGATGCCCAACGGGACAATAAAACTGAACGATGGTGCAAAGAGTTTGAAGTAAATTATTGCTCTGATTATTATATTGAAGATGGTGATGGGTGGCAAATGGGGAGTCAGGAGATATGAGTATGTTGTGGAAGAATGAGTGCCATCACCCAGAAGAAAACTATTTGTTTTCTATGGAGATTGAGGGCGAGAACTATGACGTTTGGGTAGTGCAAAAAGATGATCAGAAGTTTTACAAAGGCCACTATGAGTTTTGTTTGCGCTATGGCAATGAAGACCACGAGTATAAAAGTAGTTGGTGTTGTGCATGGATTGAGCGTAGTATTTGTTTTCATTCTAGATTTGCGGATGACAACGAACAATCTGCAAAGGATCGTGACCAATTCATTGAACTCAAAAGACGCTTGCAGGATGCAGGCTTCTGGGATCTGGAATGGAATTTAGATAGTGAAATCAGAGACTTGCGAGTTGATGTTGAACAATACAATGACTCGCCCCGCTTCAAAAGAGTATAGCTTATAGAATCTATAAGGGGATCTTATGTATAACATTCATGCAAAAGCTGTGCAAGATTACTCTAGATTATCTAGTGACAATCTTTCGGATGTGATTCTGATGGTGGTACTGAGTATCCAACAGCCTTGGTACTCTGTAGGTGACCAGCTAAAAGATGTAAAGCGGTGGGGCATTGGCTCTAAATTTATTTGGGGCAACAAAATTAAAACGTACAACTTCCTCATGTCCCGCAAAGATTTTATTTATTCACAGTATCTGGCAGTGCTCAACTCATCTAAGTCTGACGATGATAAGGCGTTGTCTCTTATGAACGTGTTCCTTCAGATCGACGGGCTTGGTCTAGCTAAGGCTGGCTTTGTCTGCCAGCTAACTGCTGGGCTAGTCGGTTGCATTGATGTGCATAACATTCGGATGTACAATATCCCTAAGAAGGACTTGGCATTCTCTAAGTCTATTAAGTCTAAGGCATTGAAGGATAAGAAGATTTCTAATTATATATCTGTCTGCCACACCATTGGCACAGAGAGTTTATGGGACACTTGGTGCTGTTCACTGGCTACCAAGACCAAAAGGTTTGAGGATGGTTTTCATGTATCAAAAGTACATTATGACTTTCTTCAAGATGCGGTAAACATTTAACTAACTAACGGAGAACTATCATGGCTATTGCCACTGGGTACATTACGGTTGGAACAGAAATAGATATTGCTGATTACGAAGGTGAATTTGAGATAGAGTTTGACAATCTTGAAGATGTTATAGACACTGCTGCATCTAGTGGCTATAGCAAACAAGAAATCATCGACTATTGTTTTGATGAGGGCATGGTTGACCCAGCCCAGTTTATGCAAGAGTACCTAAGCGTTGAACAAATTACTGAGATATATCAACACGCTATTGTTAATCGGATAGATGAACTATCACTTACAATATCTAATCAGCGCGATAGAATTAAAGAGCTTGAGGCACAGCTTGCGAACACTACTAAAACTGACGAGGAGCTAGTCAAGGATGTCGCGTACTAGGTTTGTTTGTTGCTTGACTGACGATCATCCAAAGGTTGTGGAGTTACCCGCATCCCTTGAGGAGATTGATGATTGGCAAAAAGGACGCAAGGATCTTGGGGTAGCAATGCCCCAACTTTCCCCTGCGGAAATGGACTTCTTGCTTCATGGTATTTTTTCTAGTGGACTGAAGGAGATAAAAGATGGAGAATGAAATGCTGATCGTTTGGGTTATGGAGTACTACGATACAGTTGCAGGAGAAAAGTCACTTGATCTGTACAAGACAGAAAAGATGGCTCAAGAAGATAAAAGAAAGCTGACGGCTGACGGCACTATTTGTGACGTTTTAATTTATCAAAGGATGGTATGGCAATGAATATGTTACAAGAATTGCGTCAATGCAGACAGACTTTACGCGATCTCAAGGCTGACAATCTACGATCTATGAGACACTATAAACGTGAGTTTGGTAAGCACTCTTCTCTTACTCATTACATGGAGGGCATGGCAACAGGTAAAACTACGGCTTTGATGCAAATTGACTATTTTATTGCAAGACTAGAGATGGAGGAAAAGTATGGGAACGCCTAGTATGTATGGATCGTTTAGTTTTGTGACAGAACTAGACTGCGATTGGGCAACGATGGACGTTAGAGTCTTTTATACGAACCACTCAGAAGGAGTAGATCTTGATAAACTTGAAATGGTTGGAGGTAACTTGGCAGGATTGGATGTCACTAGGTACTTCAATACTGATTATATTTTTGATCTTATCGCTGACGAGATAGGTAATGCAGACTATCACTGGACAGACCACGGAGATGTAGCATGATAGACGAAAATGAAATACCACTACACTATTACAGGATAGAATATCAGACTAACACTACTATTGGTACAGATGAGTGGGAGTGCGGTGATGCTTATGAAACGAATGACGCCGCTCAACAAGCTATGATAGGCCACATAAATGGACACCCCTATCTTCCGGTGCGTATCAACCGTATACAGCTTTTACCAATTGATGAAATACTAGGACGCTATGCACCATGAATATATTTTATTTGGATGAAGATCCGGTTACTTCTGCACAACGGATGTGTGATCAGCACATCGTTAAGATGCCCTTAGAATCAGCACAGATACTATCAACAGCACACAGAGTTCTTGATGGTAAACTGGTTGAGGGTACTTCAGCGTCAGGCCGTAAAGCTAAACGCTGGATACTTCCTAAGTGGGATGATAAGTATTATCTAGCGGCTTATGTCAATCACCCCAGCACTGTATGGGCTAGGCAAAGTGATGAGCATTATGATTGGTTATATAAACACTTCAGAGCTTTGAGTGCAGAGTTCTATGAACGCTTCTCACATAATCATACAAGCTGGTTAAAGCTACGTATGTTTCTTTCAAAGATGCCAAAGAAGATAAAAAGCAATGGCTGGGTTGACCCGCCTCAGTGTATGCCTGATGCCTACAAAGATGAGGACACAATAGTAGCTTACAATGTTTACTATATGAGTAAGTACACAGATTGGTTGGCCGCTGGTAGACCTATGAAGTGGAACGGTAATCTTAGAAGAGCCTCTTATGTTAGCTCTAGTAATTGTATATAGGATATTGTTATGAGCATTGATGACGTAACACCAGAAGAATGGAACAAGCTCCGAAAAAACACAACGGCTACAGGTAAATTGTTTCATCCGCAAGACCAACACGCTGACCCTGTAACTAAACCAGATCACTACAATAAAGGGGGGATAGAAGCAATTGACTACATTAAGCAACAATTAGGAGCAGAGTTTAAGTTCTATTGTGCTGGTAATGTAATGAAATATATACACCGTTATCGCTACAAGAATGGTGTTGAAGATTTAAAAAAGGCGGAAGTCTACCTTGATTGGTTAATTAAAGAAATTGAAGGGGGTTGACACCGCACACGATCCATGATAAAATCAACCTTTAAAGTCTTTTGACTTGGAGATATAAATTGAAAATCATACAAGGAAACTTTAAAAAAAGTACTAAGAAGTCTTTAAATGATAAAGTCTTAGAAGGTCTTCAAAATCTTAAAGACCAATCTAATGATGAAGAAATTAGATATCCCTTTATTCTTATTGTTGATACTGGTGAAGAGTTAAGGGTAGTATCTGATGTTGAAATGGAGAAGTTTAATTTGTTGCTAGACTTAGTGAAGCAGACTATCCTGACAGGAGATTACTAATCATGTCAGACTACGATATTGAAGATACTTTGTGTAAGGCTTTTGTCATGACGTTGGGTAGTGGTATGCCCAACTACAGAACAGTGAGCGATATGATCGGATGGATCAGGCGGCAAGCCCAGCTAGAGGGTGAGCGGCTATCTGAAGATTTTATCTATGGCTGTATCCCGTTGTACATTAACTTTCTTTTTAATAAAGCTTAGGAGAAAATATACTATGGCTATTGTTGAAGGCGTAGCAATGTGGGCATCCGTTACCACACCCAACACAACATTTACTCCGGTCTATACCGTGAACCTTGTGATTGACGAGGACGTTGCCAACGACTTCCGCTCACGCGGGTTCAAGGTAAAAGATATGGATGAGGGGCCAGCGCTCATCATAAAGCGTAAGGTTACCGGAAAGAACGGTCAGCCTAACTCCGCACCCAAGCTGATGGATCGTAATAAGGAGCCGCTGAATACCAGCGTAGGTAATGGCTCCAAAGTACGAGTACAGTACAAGGAGTGGGAGTCAACTTGGAATGGCACTGTTTATCGCGGCTTGGACTTCCAAGCTATGCAAGTGCTGGAGCTTGTTGAATATGCCAGCCCTGATGGTGCTGAGTTTGATGTGTTGGATGATGATGATGATGATGGGGATGAACTATGAACTATCGCTACACGTTTGATGACAAAGTTTTTGATGTGTCCAAGCTGACACTTGAGGCAGTCTCTTGTTTCAAGTTGTTAGCAAATGTTAATGATCGCATTGAGGACTTCCAGAATGAAGTAACCATTGCTCAAGCATCTGCGGTAGCACTACACCAAAAGATGCAAGAGCTTTTAGATGACTCTGCAATTGTCGAGGACGATGAAACGGAGGAATAAATCATGGGCGATTTTGTGGAGTACCACAGGCCCTGCCCTGAGTGTGGAGGCAGTGACCCTGTTTCCATAAACGAAAACGGTTCTGCAAAATGCTTTAGTTGTGGAACCTTTTTCAAAGACTATGAATCTGCAATGGGAGGCAACGTGGCAGACTTTAATAGCTTTAAAAGAACCAACGACAACGCACCCTTCTCTCAAAACCAAACCTTCTATCACGCACTAACAGACCGATCAATCTCACTAGACACTGCAAAGAAATATGGCGTTCGCTCAGTCAAAGATGAGTCGGGCAAGATCACTGAACACCACTACCCTGCGTACATCAACAATGAAGAAGTCGCTACAAAAATCCGTCGAGAAAATAAAGTATTTAATTGGATCGGTTCTGCCAAGGGAACTGGCCTTTTTGGTCAGCAGATTGCACAGACGGGCGGCAAATACATTACGATCACTGAGGGTGAGTGTGATGCGATGGCGGCATACGAACTTCTGGGGAGTAAATGGCCGGTTGTATCTGTTAAGAATGGAGCACAGGGCGCAGTCCGTGACGCTCAAGAAAATCTTGAATTCCTTGAATCGTTTGATACGGTGGTTATTTCTTTTGACAACGACAAGGCGGGGAAAGAAGCCGCAAAGAGAGTGGCGCGTCTCCTCAAGCCGGGGAAAGCTAAGATACTTTCACTCCCTGTGGAATTCAAAGATCCTAATGAGATGCTCAAGCTGGGTCACCACAAAGCTTATGTCACTGCGTGGTGGGCTTCAAAACTTTATACGCCGTCTGGGATTCTGAATGTCAGTGAGGAGCGTGAGAACTACAAGAAGCGTGAGAGAAAAGAATCTATACGCTATCCTTGGGACGGCCTCAATGACAAGCTTGAGGGACTACGACAAGGAGAACTAATTACACTCACAGGCGGCACAGGCTTAGGTAAGTCTAGTGTTACTCGTGAGCTTGAACACTGGCTCATCACCAATACTAACGACAAGGTAGGCGTCATCGCTCTTGAAGAAGATTGGCGTAGGACTGTTGATGGTATTCTATCTATTGAGGCTAATGCCCGTCTACACATAGACAGTGTTCGCGCCCAGTACAGCGAAGAAGAAATAGATAATTTCTTTAATGTTCTTTATGATGGTAACAATAAGAACCGCGTCTTTGTTCATGCACACCTTGGGATGAATGATGTGGATAGCGTGTTCAGCAAGCTACGCTTTATGGCAATGGGGCTTGAGTGTAAGTGGATAGTTTTTGATCACTTACATATGCTTCTGTCTATGACAACAGATGGCGATGAGCGCCGCAATATAGATTCTATAATGCACAACTTCAGAACGCTGGTAGAAGAGACAGGCGTGGGCCTCATACTTGTATCACACCTCAGAAGGATTGATGGTAATCGCGGTCACGAGAACGGCATTGAGACAGGACTGAATCATTTACGCGGCTCTCAAAGCATCGCTCAGTTATCAGACTGTGTAATATCTTTGGAGCGTAACCAACAATCAGAAGATCCCATTGAAGCTAGTACCACAAAGGTTCGTGTACTCAAGTCCAGATATACAGGTGATGTGGGTTTAGCCACACACTTGTTTTATGACAAGGACAGTGGTAGGCTCAGTGAACTACGAATGGAAGTTGAAGAACAAGAAGAAATAGAACTATGAAAAGCATTGTCTTTGACATAGAAGCAGACAGCCTAGAGCCTACGAAGATCTGGTGCATAGCGGCTGTCGATCCTGACTCTGGAGAGACAAGAACTTTTGGCCCTACTGAGATTGTTCAGGGCTTGGCTCACCTCTCCAATGCAGACAAACTGATAGGCCACAACATTATTGGTTATGACTTACCAGCCATCAAGAAGATACACAATATTGATCTGACTGAGAACACAGCTATTGTGGATACACTGGTGCTGTCTCGCCTATTCAACCCAACGCGAGAGGGTGGGCATAGTCTTGAGTCTTGGGGCTATCGCATTGGCCTTCAGAAGATTGACCACAAAGAGTTTGGTGAGTACTCTCCAGAGATGTTGAACTATTGCCGTAATGATGCGGTACTCAACGCCAAGATGTTTAATAATCTTAAAGCAGAATCGCGGGGCTTCAGCCGACAGTCCGTAGTGCTGGAGCACGAGGCACTAAAGATTATTGCAGATCAAAGAGAGCATGGATTCTTGTTGGACGTTAAGGCCGCAACGATACTTGAGGCTGAACTAACTGATCGCCTTAAAGAAGTAGAGCGTGAGGTTCAAAAAACTTTTAGGCCTAAGAAGATTAAAACTACACTTCTTGCACAGTTTACAAAGACGGGCGCTCTCTCTAAGATGGGGCTTATTGAGGGAACAGAAAAGAAAAGCCGCCTCACCCAAGAAGAATATGAAGAGATAGCTATAAAGAGAAAAACTATTAGAGTTGAGGAAGTGCCTTTCAACTTGGGATCACGCAAGCAGATTGGTGAGTATCTAATTGACTTTGGTTGGAAGCCGAAAAGATTTACGCCAACAGGCCAGCCGATAGTTGATGAATCTACCCTAAGTAAAATTAAAGATATTCCAGAAGCCACTCTGATTGCTGAGTACCTTCTTCTACAGAAGCGAATAGCACAGGTGTCTTCTTGGCTTGAAGAGTCTCACGACGATGAGCGTGTGCGCGGTTTTGTAAATCCAAACGGAACAATCACAGGGCGCATGACACACAACAGCCCTAACATGGCACAGGTTCCGAACCTTTCAGCGCCATACGGCACAGAGTGTCGAGCTTGCTGGACGGTTGCTGAAGGTTATAAGTTAGTGGGCGTAGATGCCAGCGGCCTTGAGCTACGAATGCTGGCTCACTACATGAAGGATGAGGGCTTTAAAAATGAAATACTGCACGGAGACATACACTCAGCTAATCAAAAACTTGCAGGGCTTAAATCAAGAAATCAGGCGAAAACATTTATCTATGCCCTCTTATACGGAGCAGGAGATGCAAAGCTTGGCAGTGTGGTTGGAGGAAACAAACGTGATGGTACGGAACTTAGAAAGCGTTTCTTTGATAATCTCCCAGCATTTAAACATCTTAAAGATACAGTTGGACGAGCGGCTTCAAAAGGATTCCTCAAAGGACTAGACGGACGTAAACTGTATGTTCGTTCTGAACACGCGGCGCTGAACACTCTGCTTCAAAGTGCTGGGGCTATTGTTATGAAGCAGGCGATGATAAATTTTAATCAGCTAATAAAACTCAACACACTGGACGCGCACTTTGTTTGCAATGTACACGATGAGTGGCAGTTAGAAGTAAAAGAATCTGTAGCTGATTCAACAGGACAACTGGGGGTTGATGCAATAAAGCAGTCGGGTGAGGGGCTAGAATTATTCTGTCCTCTTGATGGTGAGTATAAGATAGGAGACAACTGGAGTGAAACGCACTAGCATTTTTTTTGTGTGCTGTTTGTTATTAGGTTGTAGTTCATATCCTGAACTAGCCCCAGATGAACGATGCATTGAATGGGTAGAACAAGAACTTATTAAACAAGAATGTACTCGCTACCCCTACCGCACTTGTATTGAACGCACTACGTTTAGACTAGTTTGTTTACGTCGAGAAAAACTAACATGAAGAGGAACTTAGAAATGAACAGCGCCGACATGGAGCAACAAGAGTTATTTTTAAATGCAAACCCATACGTTCCACAGTATGATTATTCCAGACTAAAAACTGGAAGAGATAAAGTATTTAAATTTATGGGGGATAATGCTTGGCATACCCTTTCTGAAATATCAGAGGCGACAGGCAGGCCTGAAGCAAGTGTCTCTGCTTACTTGCGAGATTTTCGCAAAGAAAAATTTGGCTCTCATATTGTTGATCGTAGGGCTAGATCTGATAGACAGCGGGGTCTGTGGGAATATAAACTTATAAGGAATAGTGAATATGTCGAGAGAACACGAGCCGAACAGGGTCGGTGATTTAGCAGAACACTACGCTGTTACGTGGCTGTGGGATCACGGCTATCATGTGTTTAAGAACTGTGGCTGTACGGGGCCAGTAGATATTGTCGCTCTCAACCCAGAAGGCGAGATTACTTTGATAGATGTTAAGTCTTATAAGGATGGTAGGCTTTCTGCAAAGACTCCGCTTCAGAAAGAACTTGGTGTACAGTATCTACACTACAACTCAAAGACACGGAAGTGCCGCTTTGTAAGGCATAGAAAATGAAACTTGACACACTAATTGACGATATTTATGGACAGCTTTCAGGGCTATCTGAAGGTCGTGAATTTAATTTAAGTGATGAAGATCTAGACCTCACCATATCCCGTATCAAAGATTCGCTTCTGGCTTGGGCTAGACCGTCCGAAAGAAACTCAGAGTTTTCTCTGCGTATGTCTAATGTAGGTCGCCCTGCTCGACAGCTTTGGTATGAACAAAACCTACCGTCTGAAACGTCAGTACCATCCCCCTCCTTACAAATTAAGTTTCTTTATGGGCATATACTAGAAGAGATTCTTCTTATGCTTGTTAGGGCTTCAGGCCATCAGGTCGCTGATGAGCAGAAAGAAGTAACAGTCAAGGGCGTAAAGGGGCATATCGACTGTAAGATTGATGGGGAAGTGGTTGATATCAAGACCGCATCTAAGTTCTCTTTTAACAAGTTCCGTGAGGGACGGCTACGAGAAGATGATCCCTTTGGTTATATGTCACAGCTTGCAGGCTACGAGGAGGCTGAGAAGTCCTCTGAGGGCGGCTTTCTTGTAATCAATAAGGAGAGTGGCGAGTTGTGTTTGTATCGCCCAGAAGAGCTTGACAAGCCCAGTATCAACACTCAAATACAGGACGTTAAGAAAGCCTTGAAGCTGGCTACCCCACCCCCGCGCTGTTATGAGTCTGTGCCAGAGGGAAAGAAAGGCAATATGAAACTGCATCGCAATTGCACGTATTGTTCGTACAAGTTTGAGTGCTATAAAGACGCAAATAATGGTCAGGGTATTCGCACATTTCAGTATGCAAACGGGCCAACGTACCTTACTCATGTGGAGGTTGCACCAAGGGTGGAGGAAATTCATAATGAATCGACGCCTTTCTAAAAAAATAAATCAAAAAGCAATTGACATATTTTTTGAGTGGTTGAGTACTGTGTTATCAGAAGATCAAGCGTCTCAGCTTGTACGTAAAAATTATAAAGAGTATGTTCCTGATAACGCATATTACTATGTACAGGGTTCACATAGAAATTCTTTATTTACTCCTCGCTGGATAAAAAGAAACTTAAAAAGAAAGCTCAGACAAAATCCTTCTAAGCCCATTGACAGTTATAACTACAATGATTTAGTATGAAACCTCTAAGTTTAGAAGCTCTAATATTTTATTGTGCAAAACAGTTGGCTGAAGAAGAGGCGATAGAAGAAGAACTTTTGTTTGAGTTGTATACTATCCTACAAGTTTATTTTGATACTCAAGAACCAATAACAATCCATTGAAACCTAAAATAAAAAAAGGCTATAGACGCCGTAGAGTGAAAAGGCCTATCGACAAAGCGCCTATAAGGGGGTATGATTCCAACTGGGAGTATGAGTTACACTCAGGGATACTCAATGATTGGAGTTTACATTCTGAAAAGACCGCATATGTTGTCGAGCACACCTACCACCCAGACTTTATTCGTGAGATAGGTGGTAAGAAAATATATCTAGAGGCGAAAGGGCGTTTCTGGGATCATAACGAATACAATAAATATGTTTGGATAGCTAAGGCTCTTCCAAAAGATGTTGAGTTAGTGTTTTTGTTTGCTGATCCCAACGCACCAATGCCTCAAGCAAAGCGCAGAAAGGACGGCACAAAGCGTAATCACGCTGAATGGGCCTCTTCAAAAGGGTTCCAATGGTTTTCTGAAGATAGTATTCCATCCTCTTGGATAGATGCTTCAAAGAGGGAGAGCCTAAGCGATGATGAATGATCGTAAGCGTGAGAGACTAGAAAAGTTTAGTCGGCATAAAAGAAAAAAACATGAGGAACGAGATGACGCGAAGTACAAGCCAATTAAAAAAAGAAATAAATATAAATTAAATATTAACGACCTAAACGCTTTAGAAGATTTGGAGGAATAACATTGGACGCCTATCAACAATATATACATAAGAGCAGATACGCTCGTTATCTTCCAGAGGAGGAAAGACGAGAAACATGGAGAGAAACAATTACCCGATACATCAAGTATTGGGGTGATAAGCTTACTGACGAAGAGCGCGTAGAAATATTTCAAGCTATTAACAAGCTAGAGGTCATGCCGTCTATGAGGGCGTTGATGACCGCAGGGCCAGCACTAGATCGTGATAATATGGCTGGGTTTAATTGTAGTTACATTGCTATTGACAGCCCTAGATCTTTTGATGAGATGATGTACGTTCTTATGTGCGGCACGGGCGTTGGCTACAGTGTTGAAGACCAATACATTTCTAAACTCCCAGAGATCGCAGAGGAATTTCATGCAACAGATACAGTCATACACGTACCAGATTCAAAAGTTGGATGGGCGAAATCGTATCGGGAGTTGGTATCGCTGTTGTATAGTGGTCAAGTACCAGAATGGGACACATCTAGAGTTCGACGTGCGGGTGCCTCGCTCAAAACTTTTGGAGGTAGAGCAAGCGGCCCGGAGCCTCTTATTGACCTCTTCCGATTTACAGTTAGATTATTTAAAGGAGCGGCTGGACGAAAGCTTACATCCCTTGAATGCCACGATCTTTGCTGTAAAATCGCTCAAATCGTCGTTGTCGGAGGAGTCAGACGATCAGCCTTGATTAGTTTGTCAGATCTTTCTGATGATGCACTGCGCCAAGCCAAGCACGGAGCTTGGTATAACACTGAGTCACAACGTGGACTCGCAAACAACAGCGCTTGCTACACCAGTAAGCCATCCTTTGAACAATTTTTAGATGAGTGGAGAAGTCTTTATGAATCAAAAAGCGGAGAACGCGGAATCTTTAGTAGAGCCGCAAGCCAAAAACAAGCTGAAAGAAATGGTAGGCGGGATAGCGACAGAGATTTCGGAACAAATCCATGTTCTGAAATCATCCTTAGAAAATCACAAGTTTGCAACCTTTCAGAAGTTGTCGTCAGACCGGAAGATACGGCTGAATGTCTCAGGAGAAAGGTACGAATTGCGACTATCTTGGGAACTTTGCAAGCCACCCTCACGGACTTCAGATACCTAAGAAATATTTGGAAAACAAATACAGAAGAAGAATCTTTGCTGGGTGTCAGCCTGACAGGTATTTTAGATAATCCACTACTTACTCTTGAAAACGAAGATCTTGATTTACTGCTTGAAGATCTGCGTGATCTTTCTATTGCAACCAACAAAGAGTGGGCAGAGCGTTTAGGTATTCCTCAAAGCACAGCGATTACTTGCGTCAAGCCTAGCGGCACAGTGTCTCAGCTAGTTGATTCTGCCTCTGGTATTCATGGACGATATGCACCTTATTATATTCGCCGTGTTAGGGCTGATATGCGTGACCCGCTTTGTAAGGTCTTAGAAGACGCTGGGGTGCCTTGTGAGATGGATAACTTCTCACCCAGTACCAAGGTATTCTCTTTCCCTAAACAAGCCCCAGAGGGCGCTGTGTTCGCCTCAGAGCAGTCTGGCATGGAACAGCTAGAGTTGTGGGCCAAGTATCAAGAGCATTGGTGTGAGCACAAACCCAGCATCACCGTCTACTATCGGGACTCTGAGTTTCTTGAGATTGGTAACTGGGTTTATAATAACTTTGATTCTATTTCTGGTATTAGTTTTTTACCGTATGACGAGCACAGCTATGCCCAAGCTCCATATGAGCAGATAACTGAAGAAGCATACAATGAAATGGTTAAGGACTTTCCAACAGAGTTTGATTGGAACCTTAATGAAGAAGATGATTTTACTGAAGGAGCACAAACCTTAGCTTGTGTAGGCAACGCCTGCGAACTATGAAAGACGCAACCATCATAGGTTTTCGTATCCTGATAGATTCAGACGGGCTTTTTGTTACTGAAGAAACTGAGCTTCCTGACGAACACATTTCAAAAGTATTTCGTGATAAAGATACTCAAATACTGGTTCGTGCGGCAATAAAGTCTTTTAAAGAACAGACCGGAGACTTACACTCTAAACTTGAAGTAGATATAGATGCTATCAATAGAATACTCTAATGCTCAAGTATTTTTTTCTTTTGTTGTTGTTGGTGTCTCAGCCGCTTGAAGGTGCTGACACCCTAATAAACTCTGGTTGCTCTAAAGATTATCTGGGCGTAGAGTGGTTTATCTACGAAGACGCTGACGGCAATCGCTACTCAACAAAAAATGTTAGGTCTTGGGAGTGTGGCTTTCGTCGTTATTTAAACTTGTCGATGGAGAAGGATGCTGGAGACAAGTTTGATCCTGCTGTAGTCAATGTAAATTATAGAGATATGTTAGACCGCGATGAGCCTTGGGGCATGGTTCATCATTCAACTACTATAGGCAAGGCTGTTAGAGTCGGTAGAGATACTGTCCACATCTTTGGAGATGGGCGTACAGGCGATGGTATCTTTAGCCTAGGTAGACAAGAGATACAATTCCGCATAGAAGAAGAGCCGGTTTGTGAGGTAGATAGCCGAATAGACTGTGAAGGCCACAGACAAAACAGTTCTCAAGACTTAATATATTATGGGGAAGATGACGATAGAGTCGTAACGTGGGAGCTAGGCGTACTTGTATATGCCTCTCACAGAGACTATGGAGAAGACGTACCTGTAGAGATCCTTGAAGAGCTAGATGAAGAGCATCCTCAGTGGGATAAATGGGAAAATCGTGTAGCAGAATACAATAAAGTCTATGCGCTATCAGGCGTCCATATACAATACAAGCTCACTAAACTATATATCGCACACTGGCACGGTTTGTATGATGTAGGAACCATAACAACAGGAAAGCCCGTAGATGTTGTTTTAGGTTATGGTCTGTCTTATGTCGATACTTGTGGTGTAGCTAAAGTCAAGAGATATTTTAGTGAAGGTAAGCCGCCCTATTCTATGAGTCGCTGTACTATCTATACCGACTTACACGAAATTGGACATTCTGTAGGTCTTGCACATGGCCCAGAGAATCAGGCGTGGCAACAAACAGGGTATCTCTTTTCTGACTTTGGACACGGCTGGAATGATATCTGCAATAGCAAAGATGATATCATGTCTTATGGAAACGAGGGGGTGTTTCACTCTAATTCTAAATTATACTGTGATGAGATCTTTGAGTCTTGGTATTCAGGCGTATTAGCAGGCGGTAGAGAGTGGTCAGACACTGCACACGCCCTTAATAGAGTTAGATATAATGTGTCGTTGATTCACGACGAGAACAAATACGTAGACCCAGACGCTAAACTACGGCCTGTAATGTCCAGAGCTAGGCGTATTGAAATAGAAGTTATTGACTAGCAGGGCTTACTAACGTCCATTGCAGACGCAATCAGTCCACCTGTACTAGATCTATGACGAGCAGTTTTCTTTGCAATCTTTTTAGGCTGTTTAGAGAATTGTTTCCCTTTCTTTTTGTCTTCTCTTTTCTTTGCAGACGTTGCGGCATACTCTGAAGAGCTTAAAGATTCTCTAGCACTCTTAGGAAGATAACGCTCACCCGTAGCCTTTGGGCCTTGCGTAGAAGGTTTGCCAGACTTGGTTCCCCAATCTTCTTTTGTCCAATCCTTTAAACTTTGTTGAGGTTTTTTAAGTGCCATGAGTACATTACCCTACGTAAATGAGTTTTTTGATTGGTGTGTATTAGCCATTGCATGGTTTGGTGATGTAACCGGAATGGGATACAACCTCGCTAATATTTTTCTTTTTGTTATTCTCCAGCCCTTTCTTATTATTTTGTTTTTTTACTTGTGGCTCAAGAATAGAAATTAAACTTATGTATAGCCCCCACCCTTAGCCTTATATTGCTTGGCTAACATCTGGGCTTTACGCCCACTCCATTGACCGGGAGCACCGCCCTTCCCACCCGCCTTAATCTTGTTAAAAAGATTCTTACGCATGGTAGGCTTGGTGTAGTTGCCTGCCTCGTTGACACGACTCTTACCGCCTTTCTTGTAGGCTTGGCGCTCTAGATCAAATATACTTTTCATCGTCTACGCTCCATGAAATGACCCCCAAGACTACGATCAATGTCTCGCATCAACTCAAAGCTCATGGTTTCGGAGCCGCCTTTAAATTTATCAAAGACTTTCTTCCACCACTCTTTAATTTTATTAATAACTTCCATTACTTACTCCATATCTAATACAGACTTGTAAGAGACTCTACCGCCCCTATTGTAAGCGACATTACGCTTCATTTTACGGGCCTCTGCTCGACGCTGTTGTTCGCTACCCACACCGTGTGCAACACCAAACCCAAAGTCTGGGCGGTCTTT